CGGTCATCCGGGCCGAGCCTCTGGCGTTGTCCGGGACTCCCGTCCTGGCGTACTGGGTCCAGGGCCGGACCAACGGCTGGCAGACCTTGTCCGATATCGGCTCGATGACGACCATCATGGTTCGGGCTTACTTCCGGCTCCAGGCGTCGGCAGATGTCCGGGAGTCCATCGAACTGGAACTCTGGGACGCGATGGTGGAGGTGGACACCAAACTCCGCAGTGATGCCAATTTGGACGGGAACTGCACCGACTCCACGGTCGGGAGCGCCACGGTCTCGACTATCGACATGGGCGGGGCTTTATACCGCACCGCCACAATCCCATTTTCAATCCAGATTTACGAAGAAGTAACCATCACTCCATAGGGGAAGGATATGGCAAAGAAATCAGGACTCGGTCAACAGATATTCGTTCACGGTTACGACTTGTCGGGGGACGTTAGCGCCATAGATAACGCCGGGAGTCCTAGGGAGCTGTTGGATATAACGGCCCTCAACGCCTCGGCGCATGAGCGAGTCATGGGATTGTCAGATGGCAACATCGGAGTCTCGTCCTGGTTCAACGATGCCACCGAGCAAGAACACGCCGCCTTCAAGGGATTGGTGACCACCGACCGGATCGTAACCTGGGCTTTCGGGGCGACCCGCGGGGACGTTGCCGCTTGTTTGGTAGGGAAGCAAATCAACTACGACCCAAGCCGTGGGAGTGATGGGTCGTTATCTTTTACCATCGACACCCAAGCGGACGGCGTCTCCCTGGACTGGTGCGACACATTGACAACCGGCAAAGAGACCCACTCCAGCGCTGGCAATTCGACCAGCCGGGACGACTCCGCCGCGACTAGCGCCGGAATGGTGGCATACCTGGAGATAACCGACATCGACTCCGGGACGCCGACCGTGACCATCCAGCAATCAAGCGATAACGGCTCCAGCGATGCCTTCGCTACGGTCTTGTCATTCACGGCGGTAGCCGCTGCTGCGGCGCCCACGGCGGAGCGGGTGACGGTGAGCGGTGCGGTGGAACGGTATCTGAGGATAACGACCACCGGGACATTCTCCAACCTCGACTTCTGTGTCTCGACCCGGAGGGGAACAAGCCAGGATGATGTCGCCTTCTAATGACACCGGCGGACGATCCAATCCAGGAGGAGTTACGCCTAGCGCGGGAGGAGTTAGCACGGCTCAAAGCGACCGAGGTTCAAATGACATCGGGCGATATAGTCCGGCTGGTGATAGCTGCCCCAGTCGTGTTCGTGTGGCTATTCCTGGGGAGCCGCATCATAATTTCTGCGACAACTTCTCAAGCCGTGCTGGAGCATATAGAACCCCTGCTCCTTGCCCTCAGTATTTTAACCATCCCGGTTACGGCCATACTTTCCTCGCTATTCAAGGTTGACGGAAATGGAAAATGACGCTATTTGAGAAAATCTGCCGAATGGTCGGGGATAAGCGAATCCCGGCGTTCAAGATGCCAGCGTTCAAACTGTTTTCGGTTGGATTCGCTAACAAGCATGTAACGACGGTCGTTGTATTGGCGATAGTGGTCAGCGGTCTGGCGGTCGCCGTGGGTCTTTATTTCGCGGTCAAGGACGTAGTGTCCAGCACATACAACTGGCCGGAGCCAGCCGAATACGATGTGACCCTCGACGGCTTGCAAACTATGGGCAAGAAAAACCCAGACTACCAGGACGGGACGGCCAGCCAGACTCTCAGAGTGGGATTTAAAGACGGTACTCGCGTCGATCGCGTTGTGCTGAAAAACCTAAATTTGGGCAAGGTAGGTTTGGCGAAATCCTTTGAGATAACCAGAAACGCCACCACCGGAGTCACTGGCGCACAAGCTTATCTATTCATCGGAGACATCGTCATCACCAACAGCAGCGCGCCGACGCTTGCCTGGGGCAATATGGAATTGGGGTCTGTGACACTTGCCGCCAGAGTTGATGGACACAGCCAGGAGATTCAACAGGACAGCACCGTGACTCAGATCATCATCGACTCAGATAGGGGGTCCGGCACATATACTGCCCAGGACTCAAAAGTGGATAGGGTGATTCTTCAGATAAATGGATCAACCAAGGGGGGGCCAGTATCGGGGTTTTGGAGATTGATAATGTGGACGCCTCGGTTGGCTCCTGGTCGTGGGATTACGTAAAAGCTGGCAGTTTGAGCCTCGATGGAAGCAACGAATTCGGAAATTCTACGGGTATAAATGTGGCATCCGCAACTTGGGCCGATACTATCAGCGCCCGGACTATCGTGGATAACCTCGTAGATGTCCCAATTTCGGTGAAGTGATGAAACATCTGGGACTCATCGGCGCCATCCTTCCGTTGGTATTACTAGCGGTCGGCATGATTGGCTGGGTTTTGAGCGTCCGGAATGACGTTACCGACGCGGTCAAGCAGATAACCGCCGTCCAGGAGGAGATATCCGCCATCAATGCGCGGATGGAGAACGAGAGGACGATCCGGACAGACCTCCACACCGACCAGTCCAGAGACCTTGTGGACATAACCAACGGCCTCTCGGACAGGCTCTCCGGTCTGGAGACCGACCTGGTACTGGCTAACGATCAGATGGCCACTATTATGGGGGATCATCTCGGCTTCGCGGACGTATTGCGGGAGCTGGGAGAGATCGGGGTATTACCAACCGGGGAGCGCCGGGATTATGGCGGGTACGGCAACAGATGACGCGGAGGATGGAGCATAACCTGGCTAACGGGATGGACCGGGACGGCTTCACGGCTGTCGTAATTTTCTTCGTCGGCCTAGCTTACGGCGTGGGGGTCATATGCGATTCCTAGGCATGACCATCCTCGCCGGTTTGATCGCCGTCATTTTGGGAGTAAGCCTGGACTGGAGCCATGTATTCCTGGGGATATGCGGTCTGGGATTATTCGGGGACGCCGCGATGTTGGGCTGGCTCTATGAGGGGCCGCGGCGTTTCATTCACAGACTGAGGCTCCGCAAGGCGTTGCGCTAGTGTGCTGGCTCAACCTACATTGGTGGCGGCAGCTTCCTAACAGCCTGGACTCCTGGGGTATACGTCGGTGCCGAGTTTGCCGCGCTAGGGAGCAAGCGATGTACCACTCGGCCACCGGGATGTACTGGATACGGTTATGAAGACGACCGCATTTCGGCCTCAAATATTGGCGAGTATCGTGGCGGCGACTTTGTTCTGCTGTTTCACCGCCTGGATCGGGTGGAAGTTGGAGGCCGTAGAAGTCATCACCGGATTAACCGGGGCGTTTATAGGATTCTTGGGCGGCATCTCCCTCCGTATAATCGACTCCGGGACGGACGAGGACAAGGAGTAATGGATCGCGGGCTATTGATCCATTTCAAGATGAACCGCCCACGGGACCACTGGCGGGAGGTGAGTTGCAAGCAGATCGGATGCGTCAACTATGCGAATGGTTGGAAAACGATTCTCCCGGTGGGCGATATAGCCAACATCGAAATGATTCGCCGGTCGGGTCTGGGCTTCAGGGAGGAGCGTGAGGATGGGCTAGTGACGTTCACCTTCACACCAGGTCAGGAGTGCTTCACCGGCCAAGGTGGAGGCCACCGGGTGGCGCTAGAACGTGACCCGATAATGACCCAGGATGCGAGGATACTAGAGCCGCTTAATTTTATGGATAACTATAACGACCATATGTACAGAAGGAGTGTAAACAATGGCTAAAGAATCAGGTCTAGGCATGAGCGTTATCATCGACGATTCGGGCGGATCGGCCCGGACTATATCCAACGACATAACGAGCATAGACATCGCCACACCGAGGGAGGAGCAAGACATCACCGGGCTGGACAAGTCGGCCAGAGAGCGTCTGCTACTCCTGGCGGACTTTACGGTCTCCCTCTCTGGCGTATTCAACGATGCCAGCAATATGTCCCATGACGTATTCAAGACGGTGCCATCGTCCAGCGTGGCGCGGACGACAACGACGGCGATCTCCGGACAGACCTTGCCGGGGGAGTTGTTCTATACCGACTATGCTCTGGGCCGATCAAGCTCCGGCGAACTCACCTGGTCGGCACCTGGCGCATTGGCTGGCGGCGTTGTCCCAACGTGGGCATAACGTGGTGACTACGAACGGGACAACGGTCAAGGCAAAGAAGGGCTTCCGCATCCCGGACCAGACGGCCCACATAACCTTTAGCGGGACGGACTACGACGGGGCGGAGATATGGGTCCGGCTCAATGTCAGCTTCGCCCATTACATCGCCCTCCGGGAAGCCGCCGAGGGTGACGACCAGGCCAAGATGGCCGAGCTATTCGGCGGCGAGGTCTTGATGGAATGGAACCTGGAGGACGCATCCGGGGAGCCGGTCCCGGCGACCGGGGACGGGATGCTCCAGATTCCGCTCAGTC